CTTTCGGGGGATGCAGGACTTCTTTTGTCCTGGCTTGAGGCTCAAGCAAAGCACACTTTTAGTAAAGGTACTTTCCATGAACATCAAACGCTTTCTTTCCAAGCGCCTAAGCAACATTGGGGTGCAACCCCGTGAAGCTAGGCTGTGGGCTGAAAACGTCCAGTTTCAGATCAACTCGATGGGGCCTGAAGGAGCAATCCTTTACCTCAAACGAGTAGGTGACTGTGTTATTCACGCAGCAACCGGATCTGGAACAAAGCCTGTTTGGGTGAAAACCCGAAATAAGTATCCAGTCATTTTTCCTGGTCTTAGTGAATATCCCTTAGAAGTAATTCTTCGGGTCGCTAAGATCGCAAGAGCAATTATACTGGACTCGCCGACCAACCGTCAGGTTAGGAAAGCACTTTCAGGTGTAGAGGATCCTTTTAAGGGAACTCAACTCGCAATGGAGAGAGCTCAACACTTAATCTATCACGGAACACTTGTTCTTCGCGATGTTGATTGGGATCCAGAGGATTATCCGACCGTTATGAGACAGTTCCGTAAGGTTCAGTCTGTAAGCGGAGACACCGCTCTTGTAAAGGAGCCACCTCTGATGGACTCATTGTCCATTCTTAAGGCATTCCCAGAATTCCAGGAACTTCCTGGATGGGAGGGTGTTTTGTATCCTCTTTCTACCAAAGCCATTAATATCGGCTTGGATAGAATCGAAGCTATGTCTAGGCAGATTGGAGAAATCCATGCTGCCCAAGAGAATGGTGGGAAAATGCGAATGTTCGCGTCTCCCTACACCGTTATTCAAGCCTTACTTTCCCCGATGCACAATTTATTTGATGCTTATCGGAGTCAATTACCTACTGATTGTACCTACGATCAGCTAGCAGGTGCTAGATGGGCGCAAGCTCAGATGGTTCAAGGCAAGACCGTCCACTCTGTGGACTTGTCAACGGCAACTTGTCGGTTCCCGCTAGATCTTCAGATCTATCTGGCTCGGCAATTAAACCTTTCTGACGAGCATGTAAATGCTCTGATCATAGCCAGTCGTGGAACGTGGTCTGTTGGGCGCGAGCTCAGGAGGTCGTTTAACCGTAAAACCCTTAATTGGGTGGTTGGGCAGCCCCTGGGGATTCGTCCCTCTATGTCACTGTTTTCCTTGACGCACAACCTACTTCTCGTAGGACTTTGTCTTGAGCGCTCGAAAGAGTGGAAAGACTGTTTTCGGGTTCTTGGTGACGACGTCGTGATTAACGACCACGAAGTCGCCCAATCTTACATGAATATCATGGACGGATTGGGAGTCCCTATCTCTTATGATAAGAGTCACCAAAGTCAATGGTTCGGAGAGTTCGCAGGAGCTTCAATAACTCCTTCCGTTCTTCTCCGTCCCGGGCGGTTCAGGCAGGTCACGTACAGTAATGTACTGGATCTGTCTGTGGATCTCGGTGTTAAGCTAGAAGGAGAGGTTTCTCTCCGCTGGCTCAATGCTCAGAAATTGTACCTGTTCCATTTAGGAATTTGGTCTCCCCCCGAGCGGTCCTGGTCGTATTGGTTACGGAAAAACTCTGAGTTCATTATGGCTCAGGGTGATCCCGTATTCCTATCCAATGCGCCCTTCTGGTACTATGCAATACTCGAAAGAGTTACTAAGCTATATCGGAAGCAGGGCTGGCCTGTTCCTGGATTCCATCCAGAAACCCCATCCGCGCTACACATAAGCAAAGTGATCCCTCAGGGTCATGTAGCCCACGCTTTTCTTAGCTATGGGTTCCACCCTGATCACAATGTACCATATATCGTCAACGCTGTGCTGAATTTGAATTTAGCATACTTGGAGGGTTGTTTGTTTAACGAACAGCCTGTTCCGAGTTCTACCGTTGCGAAATGGGCAGCAGATATAATCAATGCTGCAAATGCGATGCTCTATCAACCTCCCAAATGAAGGAGTAGTGGTAAATCGGTTCTCCGGGACTTACTAAAGGTCTTGGACGCTCCGATGGAGCAGCCAGCTTAGCAAGCTG